ATCTCGTTCTGGATGCATTGTCCAATGTAATTTAATTGGTAAAAATTGTCCGCCTGCTTCTGCATCACACCATGTTTTATGAAATAAATTACCTGTGCCGTTTGGTGTTGATAACATAATTGCGCCACCACCAGTAGCTAATGTTTGTTGTGCTGCAGTCCATATTTCATCTATTCTATCAATAAATGCTGCTTCATCTAATACTAATAATGATAAGGCCTCTGATCTACCTGCATCTGCTTTTGATGATATTGCTTTAATTTGTGACCCATTTTTAAATCTTAAACTCAATTTATTATCTTCCAACGTCTTTCCACTTAACCATTTAGGTAAATTATCATGCATTACTCTTACCTTAGTCACAAGGTTTTTTGCTACATCTTGTTTTGTAGCAATTACTAAAACATTAAAATCTGATTGGAATATCATTTTCCATAGTGCATATCCGGCAGTTAAAGTTGAAATACCTAACTGTCTAGATTTTAATATTACAGTATATCTATTATCTTTTATTTTGGTTAATGAATCTTCTTGAAATGGATATAAATTAAAATATACTTTACCTTTAGTAGGATGTTGAATTATACAGTATTTACGCATAAAATGTACCGGGTCTTGTGAACATTTTTTATATTCATCACGTATAATTTCTTTTAATGATTTTTGCACGGCCATGATTTATAGTATAATATAATGAATTATCTTCAGAAAAACAAATAATTGTAAAACTATTTTTTAATTTTTTCGAAGCTTCTACCGCCAAAATATGCACCAATAACCGTAATAAGAACTAATTGTAATAAATCAGTCCATTTTTCTTCGACTGTAAATGAAATTGTTCCTGCGTCTATAAATATCATTAGAACTGTACATACGACTAAAAATATAAGAACTAAAGGCCTAACATTTTTTGACAGCCATGAATCAGACTTCATATCAGCTGACCATCTGTCAGTTATATTTTGTTCCATTTTAGCTTGGTGATCTGATATCAATTGTTGTATTTTTTGTTCTGCGGCTAGTTTTTCTTCTTTAGATGTATGTAAATTATCTATAACTCCACCAACACCTTTTACTAACTCTGCTGCTCCACCCGAAAATAGGTTTGTTAATATACTCATAACTATTCTTCTTTTATTTTAATCTTTTTTTGTATTTCTGATAATATAATTGTTCTTATCTGTTTGCGTAATGTTTGTTCATCTAGTTCCAATTCAGCATCTGCATGTAGTCCGCTTATTTTTGCATCTAACTCTTTTGCAAGTTTTTTCTTTTTATCTTGTAATTTATATGCAATTTTAGCGTACTTCTTTTTTTCTGCATCATCTTTAGCTTTTTTAAACTTTTCGATGTTCTTTTTCATTGCATCAATTGTTTTAACTAAATTACGTTTTATTATATCTACATTTGCCATTTACTTAAATTGGTTTCTAACACCATCTTTTAATTTTTTATAATCTTTCTCTACTTTCTCTAAAAACTCGGACATATCAGCTTCGCCATATTCTCCTTGTGCATTTTGCCATGTCTTTACAACTTGATTTTTTACAATTTCTACTTCTCTATCAGCATCTTTAAACCAGCCTTCTGCATTTGATTTCATTATTTTATTTTGATATGCTTTCCAAACTTCTGGTCCTTCTTGTTTTAATTTTCGTTCTTCTTGTAACACACAACTAAAACATTTTTTACGTGTGAAATAAAACTTAAAGTTTAATCGTTGTTCATCATTACGCATTTCTGTGCCACATTTGGGACATTCATTTGGTACTTCTAATGCTTCTTGAATTGATTTTAATATACTATTTTCTGGTTCACGTGATCGAAATCCATCATGTTGTGTAACACGTGTTCCAAAGCCGGCTGCATCACGTTCTATCCAAATTTTAGCTTTGCCGTCTTTATCTCTTTCTACTACTTCATGGTCTTCAGGCTGTCCTTTTACTTTTAATTTACCTGTATATATTTGTGTCTTCTTTTGTGACTTATGTTCTCCAGCTAGTAATTGTTTTACTGCTTTAATATTCTGTAACTTTTTTCCCATATTAATTTATTTGTCTAATTTTTTTAATTAAAAGAGTTATATTTCCTTTCAAATCTAAATTCTTCACTAAGTCTGCTACAAATTCTGCTTGTTGAGAAGCTGGCTTTGTTCTCAGTGCAGCTCTCATCATTTTCATTGCTTGTGTTTTATCAAGCTTACCCATTCTAGACGTCAGAGATGCGCTAACTTTTTCATTTACTTCTGGAGTTGGAGCAGGAGCAGGATCTGGAGCATCACTACCTTTCTTCATTAATGCTCTAGCTAAAAGCTTAGCTGTTTGTGGATTATCTCCTGATATAGATTTTACTACAGCATGTAACCCTGCAGCTTGTTGTGCTGGACCGCCGGCTCCTAATGCCTTTTTTAACATTTTAACGCCGGCCATTTTTTCTACTCTTCCTAAAGTAGTTGCTACTCTTCCTGATGCTGATGGTTGTTCAGTTAATGTGTTTTTAATTTGGTGTCGAATCATATTCCTTAATATTGTTTCATTCATGACTTGTGCCTTTTTCATTACTTTAATATAAATATACTATTTGTCGCTAAGTCCACCTATTCCTAACAACTGATTGATTGGTGCAAATAGACCTGTTAATTTATATGTTTTACCTTTGTATGTGAATACTATTCCTTCACTTGGAACTAATTTTTCAAATCCTCCTAAATCTTCAATTCTTTTTAATTCGAACTTTAATTTTTCAAGTGACGCTAAATCTTTAGATTTTTGGATAACTTTAATTTTTGTAGCAATTCTTTTTCTGATGTCTTTAGTTGCTTCTATTGGTGCAGCTGATAAATAATCTTGAATGTTATGTAATATCTCAACTCCTAATTCTAAAAATATTTTTTCGAAGTTATATACATTTTGTTTATTTTGATTCTTAAAATCTGTTTTATCAAATTCTTTAACTATCTTTAATGTTCCTGGGTCTGGTATAGTTTTTGAATTCATTCTAAATGATTTATCAAAATATGCCCATCTTTTTAATAGTCCAAGTTTTACATCTTCTGTTGCATATGGAATTGTTTGATCAATTTTTCCGTTCCACCAAGCTTCGTGCCACATTATTAATTCATCTGAATCTTTAAGTTTAAATACTTTTTGTAATTGAGTTACTTTATCAATAAAATATTTTTCCTTCTTTTCAAAATCAGGTAGTTTACCAACTGTTAATATCTTTGGTGGAATTATTTCAAATTGTTTTTGTACATGAGCATTTACATCTGTAATCATTTTTTGTAACATAGGAGCATATTTTGGATATGACTTTATTTTAGTTGCTGATACTAAATCATATTCTTCTACTCCATGGAATTGTAAATAAGCTTTTGGACCGTACATTATAACATTTTTAGTTCCTGGATAGATTATTTCTATATTTAAGAATCTAGTTCCATTCATAAAAATTATATCTAATTCATCGTCTGGTACTTGTAATAATGACTTTTCTAAATCATCCATTGCGAATGTAAAGGCCTTTTCTATTTCTCCGCGGCCTTTAAATTTCATTCTAACTGCATCAATATCCATTGGTTCTCTAATAGTTGATTTATTCCTTGCTGCTTTTACTTTACCATCCTTAAAAGTAATTGCTAAATTTTGTCCGTCTGTTTTTTCTTGAATACCACTTTCTAAATCCAATTTCCCTTCTAATGATAATCGTATCATTTGCTTCATATCGCCAAACGTAATATCTCTATCATCAAATGGATGATTCATATGTCCGGCGGCTCCACCTTCAGTTAATAATTGTTTGAATGTGTTAGTCCACCATTCTTTTGTTAATACCTGTTCTTCTTTTGGTTCTTGTGGAATAATTCTCATTCTCATGGCAGACCTTCCATTAATTAATAAGTCTCCTTTTTCATTCCATGATACAGTTTTTACAACTACCTTTTTATTTTTAAATCTACCCATTAATACTGTGTCGCCTATATTGACTGGTAAATTAATATCTTCTCTTAATGTGGTTGGTTTTAATACTTCACCTTTACTTGAATCAATTGAATCTTGTGCGTCTAGATAATCTAAAAATTTATATCCAACTTGTTGTGCAACTTTTGTAATATAAGATTTCCATTTACTATATGCAGGATTTCCTTTTAAGTCTTTCATATAATCAGTACCTGATGCAGCTCCTCCTTTAACTCCTGTTGGGAAATATGATACTGTTAATGGAGGTCCTTCTGGGAAATCTGTATTATGTACTTCGAATGGAGTATCTTTAACAAGATAATTAACGACTTCAAATCCTAATCGTTTTGCTATATCTGCAGATTGTTTTCTATATGTCTTTTGATTACCATAAAAATATCTAGGACCGTCATCTACATCTTGTTTAGTTCCATGTGCTATACTAATTTCATTAAGTGTTCTAGTCATATTAATAGTGGTCAAAAATTCTTCAATTTGTTCAGTTAATTTTTTTTTAACCATATCAAATATTTTTGGGTCATACCAACCAAATATTGCTTTAAATGTATTTTGATCTGCTGTTGCTAATGCTGATCTTAATGTTGTTCCTGACATCTCACCAAATCCTGGTATGTCTAATTTAATATGCGGTGATATAACATAATATCCGTGTTTATCATAACCAACTAGATTATTTTTAGACTTTTCATAATCTTGAAAATAACCTGGAGAGCCATCTTTTTTAGTTGTTCGTAATCTTCCTGCATCTTTCTTACCATACACAAATACTACTGCAGTTGTTGATGGGTCATAATCTTGAATAATTTCTGTTGATTGATATGGGTTCTTCACTTGTTCAATATTTCGAATTCCATGCTTAAGCATGATACTTCTTTTTTCTCTAAAATTAAATGGAGATTTTGGTAGTTGAACTATATCTGATGTTGCAACATATGTATGTTGTTTTCCAAATTTCTTTTGTAACCATTTGAATACTTCTGCGTGATGTTTACCCATAGGTTGAAATCTGCCTGGGTAAATTGCTACTATTGTTTTAATAGGAGAATCTGCTTCTACTATTATATCTTTTACTATTTGTTGTCCTAAATTCATTTATTATAAATATCTTTATATAGTTTCAATTATTATGAATTAGTCTGGAATTTCGTTATCAGTCCATGCAGACCCAGTTAAAATAGTAAGTATCTCACTATGACTGTATTGTGTTTTACCATCTAAAAAACTTGGGGTATCTCCATCAAATTTTACAAAGGTTTGTGAGCCAGAAATATTAAACCTCAAAGTATCTGCAGATGTTTGATTTACTTGTGAGAAGTCAATCGAACCAGTTTCTGAAGTATTTATTATTACGTATTTTCTATTTTCGTATGCCATTTTTATTTCTTTTTATTAAGAAGGCGGTCCTGTTTCTGGTTCATCTGGGTCTTCTGGTATTTCAAACCCTAAAGATGTAACTTTATTATCTAATTCAGTTCGCGTATCACACTCGTAAGTATTTTTACTTGTTTCTGTTTGTGTATCAAGATCAAACTGTCCGTAAACAAGTATTTCGCTATCCCAAATTAATCTATATTCTTTTGTTAATATCATATCTTATTAATCTCCTCCTTCTCCTCCTCCTTCTCCTTCTGATGCTCCACCATCAGTAATTGACCACCCATCCACATCTATTAAATCCTGTCTTGCTATTCCTCCTGCACCTTCCTCACCTCCGGTATATTGACTACTTCCGAAATGTAGTGTAAGTTCATCTTGAGCATTTTGATCGGCCCACCCTGTTAATAAAGCATCATAATTAGCGGTAGATAATGTATCACCTTGCATAAAATTCCCGAAAGCCGTTACGGCTTCGATATCCCAATTACCT